CGAAGCCGGCATCCAGATTGTGTTCCTGATCGAGCACGGGAAGGACATCCAGACTCTTGAAGATGTGTGGTTCTGGCAGAACCCGCGCAAACATGAGATTCGATGGAGATACAACAAACAGACAGGCCAACGGGAAAAGTTCTTTGTTTCGCCGAAGGCCGTTGACGGTCAACAGCTCTATAAGAGCATGTGCACAATCAGGGACAGATACGGGGCCCGGTTCGAATTTTGTTCAAAGGATCAGACTGGCAGACGGATCATGGAGATTCTGGAAAATGGAGAAGCCAAAAGGATATGACAATTTGTGTTTGTATGGAAAGGGCATGAAGAAATACCTTGTTTTTCTGAATGGAATTGCCTACGGGGAAACACATGCGGTGTCTCCTGAGAAGGCCGCAAACAATATCCGCTGGCAGATCTACGAAGAAAGCACCGGATGGTGGGATGTTCCACCAATTGAAGCTTTTGATTGCATTGAAATATGACAAGGGAAGAAATCAAACAGACATATAGCATGACAAATATTGTGGAGCGGTACGGATTAAGGCCGAACAGAGCCGGTTTTATCCGCTGCCCGTTTCACAAGGGGGATCATACTGCTTCACTCAAGATCTACAAGGACAGCTTTTACTGTTTTGGATGCGGTGCGAGCGGTGACATTTTCCAGTTTGTCATGCTGATGGATGGGATTTCTTTCAAGGATGCTTTCGTGACTCTTGGCGGTCATTATGATCAGCCGGAGACAAAACGTGAGGCCAGGCACAGAAAACGTGATCAGCTAATAGCTGAGCAGAAGAGACGGAACAAAAAAGAAGATTCAGAACAGAAGCGCAAGAGAATGGCATCAGTTGGTCGAGATATGAACCTGTACAAAACAATAATGCGGTGCTGGCAACCATTTTCAGATGAATGGTGCGACTGCATGAATAACTACATAAAAAACCTTTGCGAATACGATTCTTTATGGGAGGAGGTGAGCGAAGACTTGTGGCAAAGATCGAAGACTTGACAGAAGAAGAGCTCACGTCTGCCAGTTTTTACAATAAGCTTCTGACAAGTGAATTGTATAGAGATTCAATATCCCGTGAAGAAATCAAGTACAGGATCCAGAAGCGTGCAAAAGAACTGAAAATCAAAACACATGTTGATGGGATGTTGAAAACTGTTGAGCGGAAACTGATTGAGGAGGAGAAACAAGCAAAGAAACAGCCGAAGCAGGGTGTTGATGGCGTAACGGATTTCGAGGAAGAAGATTCAACAGGAAAAAGTTATCCGAACATGTACTGTGGGAGCTGGATCGCAACAGAGGACGGCATATGGTCCCAGGATTCCAGCAGAGCAAATCTGATAGCCTGCTATCATCCAATCCTTCCGGTCAAGCGTATGCGAAACATGGAAACCGGAGAAGAACAGATCACACTTGCCTTTAAACGTGGAAACAAAAACCGTGTTTGGAACGAGATAACGGTCCCAAAAGACGTGATGGTCAACTCCAGGACGATTACTATGCTTGCAAAGTACGGAGTGAGTGTCACTTCGGAAACATCAAAGCTCCTTGTGAAATATCTGTCAGATGTTGAGAACTACAATGATGATCTGATTTCACTTGTCCAGTCATCTTCAAAGCTTGGATGGCATGGAAAGGATTTTCTTCCATACGATCAGGCAATTGAGTTTGATGCTGCACTGAGATTTCCGCAGTTATTTCAAGCTATCTCAGAAAATGGCTCATTCGATGTCTGGTTAGAGCATACGAAGAAAATCCGCGCAGGTTCGTACAAAGAGCCACGGATCGCATTGGCGGCATCCTTCTCCAGTGTTCTGATTAAGTTCCTTGGCATTGCTTCTGTAATTGTTGACTTCTGGGGGATGACAGAGGCCGGCAAGACGGTGATGCTGATGCTTGCCGCTTCAGTGTGGGCCTGTCCGGACGAAGGTCAGTATATGGGGGACTTTCTAACAACAGACGCAGAACTGGAAGTAAGAAGCGATATGTTGAATCACCTGCCTTTAATATTGGACGATACCGCAAAGATGCGGAAGGGAATTCAGGACAATATTGAACAGGTGATCTACAACTTGAGCTCCGGATCCGGAAAGAAGAGGTCAAACAAGGAGCTTGGATCGGAGCGAGTCCGCACATGGAAAAACACAATCATAGTAAACGGTGAGCGACCACTGAACAGCTTTGTCGCCCAGGGCGGTGCAATTAACAGAATTTTGGAAATTGGTCTAACAGAGGAACAGCTTTTCAGTTCTCCTCAGGAGACAGCAAAGATCGTCAGAGAAAACTATGGATTCGCTGGCAGACTATTCGTTGAAGCGATAAAGAACGTTGACGTGAAGAGAATAAAAACACTGCACAAAAAATACTGCGATGCACTGACAACAAAGGAAACAATGCAGAAGCAGGTTCTTTCAATGGCTGCACTTCTCATGGCTGACGAACTGGCGACAGAAATAATCTTCAAGGACGGAAAGAATCTGACGGTTGATGACGTGAAGGATTATCTGACAAACAAGATGTTAGTGTCAGACGGATCCAGATGCTACGAGTACCTGCTGGGCGTTTATGAGGAAAAAGGACAGCATTTCGATCCACAGTTCAACAATCTGGACCAGTGGGGCGAAATTGAGTACGTGGACATCGATGGTTCGAAAGAGAAGGACAAATATATAAACTTTTACGTTAATGCATTTAATGAAATCGTAAAAGGCGCCGGTTTCTCACGAAAATCATTTACCTCCTGGGCGAAAAGAGAAGAATTGTTGAGATGGAATACATCAAAAGATCGTGATGTGTACCAGGTGAAGGAAAGAAAAATTGACGGGGTCATTAAGGTTCCAAGAAAGAGATTTGTTTCAATCAAAGTGGTCGATCTGGACGAGTACGAAGAGGAAAAAAGCATGTTCACATGAAAAATTCGGGTAACCAAAGGCAATTTTGGGTAACCTTTGGTAACCTCAAAATCAAAGAATGCCCTATTTGCAGGGGGTTGAGCGTCAAGGTTACCGGGTTACCGGGTTACCCGGAAAAACACACATATATATACGCAAAAAAAAATATATAAAAACATGTTCGAATAACCGGTTATTCGAACACGAACACATACATATTTTTTTTGCTATAAAGGAAAAAGGTCGGGTAACCGGGTAACCGGGTAACCAAGTCCTGAAACGCCCTATTTGCAGTGGTTTGAGCGGTTACCCATTTTTAAATTGTGTGGGTAACCACGGGTAACCAAGACAATTAAAACAATTCTGACAATAATCAATTTATTAAGCAAAAAGTATGAAAGGGACTGCATGGAAAATATTAGTATTACTCAGTTAACCGAAGATCAGAAACGGGCTCTTGACCTGATGAATTCCGGAGCAAACGTCTTTTTGACAGGTGAGGCCGGAACCGGCAAGAGCGAGGTTGTAAAAATCTTTATTCGAACAGCCGAAGCTGATGGGAAAAGTCTTCTGATCATGGCTCCGACAGGAACGGCTGCAGATAACCTTCACGGCGAGACGATCCATCGGTCATTCGGTGCGGATATCGGCATCCAGAAGAACAATAGAAGGCTGACAGAGCGCAAGGACATCTTGAGAGTGGCTGATGTAATCATTATTGATGAAATCAGCATGTGCAGATTCGATCTGTTCGAATATGTGGCACGTAGGATCCTGTATGAAAATGAAATGCGAGTCCAGGACAGAGCAAATCTTGAAAGAGCAAAGCTGTTCGGATACGTGCCGGAAGAGTACGAAGAGTTTCCGGTCAAAGAAAATGATCTGCAGCTGATTGTCCTGGGAGATTTCTATCAGCTCCCGCCTGTTATCACCCAGGATGACGCAATGGAGCTTTCAGCTGTCTACAAGTTCGATTATGGAAAGGGATACGCTTTCAAGTCAACGTGTTGGGACATGATGAAGTTCCGCAGTGTTGTTTTGAAAGAAATAGTTCGACAGGATGACGCAGCTTTTAAAACTGTTCTTTCAGAGGTCAGACACGCCGACAGCAAGCGTAAATCCTCCTGCATTGATTTTCTGATGAGGAATTCAAGCAGCTTCCCGATGACCGGCGATGATTCGATCTTCATCGTTCCGACAAACAAGAAGTGCAAGGAAATCAACGACAGGGAAATGGCAAAGCTTACGACCTCTGAGAGGACATATCACGCAACCATTGACGGAGATGTGAACAACGGTGACAAGTTCGCTGATGATGAAATTCTTCTGAAGGATGGCTGTAAGGTGATGCTTACGGTCAATGATTCTTCCGGAAGGTATGTCAACGGGACCATTGGAATCGTCCAGAAGCTCAGATCTGACAGCATCGATGTTCTGACAGAGAATGGTCAGCTGATCACTGTT